TCTGGTGTAGGTTTCCCTATCACAGATTCAGTTGGTGCTAAAGCATCCATCAAGTATGAATCAAATGATGGTGGAGACAACAAGTACGAATTCAAATCTGGATTAAAGTACAAGTTCTAAGTCAAATCCTATATAATAAACTAGGGGTCATATGACCCCTTTCTTTTTCTTTATAATATTATGGCAAAGATTCCTGCAACTACAACAATCTATACAAGAAATGGTTGTCCCTATTGCACAAAAATAAAAGAGGTGTATAATATGAATCGATGGAGTTACAACGAGATGAAACTTGATGTTAACTTCGGACGCGATGCATTCTATCAAGAGTTTGGTCGTGGTGCTACCTTCCCACAGGTAATCATTGGTGGGCAAAAAGTTGGTGGATGCACCGACGCTGTAAAACATCTACGAGAAGGAAAATTCCTCTAATGAAAATCAGAGACGCTAACGAATTGTATGAGTTGATCGAGAGATCAATCGATGAGGCATTCGAGAAGAAGCGTTTCCTCTTTAACATGTATGGGTATCTCAAGGGAGCACAGTATACTCGTAAAGAAACTACTAACTTCATTGAATCCCCTACTGCAAACTCACTCAGCGAAACCGTCCTAGATCTGGACGCATACATCAAGGGAGGAGACAAAGTATTGCGTGAAGCATACGGACACATCCCTAAACCAGACGCAAGAAAGATCAGGAAGTATCTCTATACAATTCTAGAAGATGCATGGAAGTATGAAAGAGACCGACGACCTGGTCGTAAGCAGGCTAAATAAAACTAACAGTATTAGGAGTAACCTATGGAAGATCTAACTTTTCTTTATATCTCCTTCTTTCTCACCCTTGGAAGTTTTCTTGTTGGGTTTTTGATATCATGGAATATCAAAGCAGCATTTGATGAGTGGCAATCCAAGGCAGACTATGCTAAGATAGTTATGCACCCAGAAATGTATGATGAGAATGGTAATTTCCATGACGGAGATCTATTCTACTTGCGTTTAACCGAGGAAGATGATACAATTACTGACACTGATGATTAATCATGCAAAAACTATTGATATGTGAGGTCTTGCAAAAGGCTCACTCTGCTAAGACAAAGGCAGAGAAGATTAAAATTCTTCGTGATAATAACAGTCAAGCACTACGCACAATGTTTATCATTAACTTTGATGACACCGTTGTGCCAAGAGTGCCACTCGGAGAGGACGTACCTTACCGACCCAACGAAGCACCGATGGGGACTGAGCATACTAACTTGCTTGTCGAAGCAAAGAAAGTATACTACTACTTTAAAGGTGGAGCAGACAATCTTTCTAACATGAAGGTTGAGAATATGTTTATTCAACTACTGGAAGGTTTGTATAAAGATGACGCTGTTGCATTTGTTAAGGCAGTAAACAAAGTCTTACATAAGAAGTATCGTATTACCAAGGCGGTAGTATCAGAAGCATTTCCAGAAATTAAATGGGGTAACAGATCTTGAGCGTCTATATTGATCCAAGAAAAACTAAAGAAGTTAAAGAAGAAGAAATCAAAGCACCTCCTACTGAAGATTGGATGGAGAAGATTGATAAGATGGACAACGAAGAGTTGGGTCGCAAGATCGCAGCAGGTGTTGGTTATCTCTTGATATCTCCTCTTGTTTTTATGTTCTTCTGGAATTGGATCATGCCAAGTCTCTTTGGACTAGCAACGCTAGGGTATCTGAAGTCACTTGGACTCCTTGTAATTGCACGACTAATTTTTAAGCATGACTAATAAAGTTTGTCTGATTAGTGTCACTCCTGACGCAGAAAAAACTATGGGATACGTTGCTCGTGTGAGTAACCCTAACAATCAAGACAATCCAAACGTAGCAGGACTTCTGTCCTACTGTGTCAAACATCAGCATTGGTCTGTGTTTGAGCAGGCACACCTGACACTAGAGATCAATACCTCTCGTGCTATTGCAGCACAGATATTGAGACACAGGTCATTTACATTCCAAGAATTCTCACAACGCTATGCAGCAGTTGAGAAAGAGATTCCTGTCCCTGATCTACGTCGTCAAGACGATAAGAATAGACAGAATAGTATCGATAATGTGCCACAAGAAGAAAGGTATTTCCTACAAGGTAGGATTGCACAGTATTTTAATGAAGGAGTAGATTTATATAACGAGTTATTGAGACACGGAATTGCTAAAGAGTGTGCTAGAATGGTATTACCTTTAGCAACCCCTACTAAGATATACATGACAGGATCAGTCCGCTCATGGATTCACTACATAGATTTACGGTCTGCTCATGGCACACAAAAAGAACACATGGACATTGCAAAAGCTTGTAAGAAGTTATTCATGTGTCAGTTCCCTATCGTGTCTAAAGCACTTGAATGGTGCGAAGATTGCGGATGCCCAGAAGATTGGGAAAATTTACAACCGTGTTTAAGGATAGATCCCTAATGCCAATTTACAACGTCATACACAAAGAGACAGGAGAAAAGAAAGAGTTTCAAATGTCTATCTCATCCTACGAAGAGTGGAGAGAAGAGAATCCCGAATGGGATAAAGACTGGCAAGCAGGTATCGCAGGTACGACCTACGGATTACCTAAACAGACTGACGGATTCAAAGAAGTCATGTCTAAAGTCCAAGCAGCACACCCCTTAGCAAACCTTAGCCGTTACACCTAATGCCAGGAAGGAAACAGAAAACACTAGCAAACATCCCAACTAAGGTGATGCGAAGAAAGAAACCTATCAATCTTGAGCATCTTAAAACCATTGAGCCTCTTACTGAAAACCAAGAGAAGATCTGGAAAGCATATGGTGAGGAGCAGAATCTTGTGCTCCATGGAGCAGCAGGTACGGGTAAGACATTCATCTCTTTGTATCTTGCATTGAAGCAATGTCTTGATCCATCATCTAAGTATGAGAAATTATACATGGTGAGATCCCTTGTGCCTACAAGAGAGATTGGTTTCCTACCAGGTGACCATGAAGATAAGTCAAACCTTTATCAGATTCCTTATAAGAATATGGTGAAGTATATGTTTGAGATGCCAGACGATAATAGTTTCGAGGCATTGTATTCTAATCTTCGTGCTCAAGAAACAATAAGTTTCTGGTCTACCTCGTTTATCAGGGGTACAACATTTGACAACTCAATCATACTAGTGGATGAGTTTAGTAACTTGAATTTTCACGAGTTAGATAGTATAATTACTCGTGTAGGCACAGACTGTAAGATTATATTCTGTGGTGATTACTTTCAATCAGACTTAGTTAGATCTAATGAGAGAGAAGGTATCTTAGACTTCCTTAGAATTCTAAAACAGATGCCATCCTTCACCTGTGTGGAGTTTGGTATCGATGACATCGTGAGGTCAGGTCTTGTTAAAGAATACCTCGTATCTAAAATACAACTTGGTTATTAATTATTATGTTTAATTATGTGGGACCTCCTTGCGAGATCCCTGAGTTAGAATCACGCACCTTAGAGCAAGGTAGATTCTATAAACTTGACACTGCATGGGTGCCATCTGTGACTACAGTCATAGGTCATCAATCCAAAGCAGGTATTATGGAGTGGCAGAAACGTGTCGGTTTCCATGAAGCAGAAAAGATTCGTATGAAGTCTTCATGGAGAGGGACAAAATATCACAACCACGTTGAAAAGTATTTGAGGAATGAAAATGTTGAGGCACATCAGAAAGGCGAAGGTCTTACCAACTACCTTTTTAGGGCTGCTCGTAAGGAGCTTGATCGTATTACTGATATCCATCTTATTGAAGCCCCTCTTTATTCTAACAAGTTATTTCTTGCTGGTCGTGTTGATTGCCTTGCTCACTTTGATAACGAGTTAGCTGTAATTGATTTCAAAACTACAAGAGAGTTGAAGAAACCTAAGTGGTTGGAGAATTATTTTGTGCAGTGTAGTGCTTATGCTTACATGTATTATGAGCACACTGGTATTGAAGTAGACAAACTTGTAACTATCTCTGTGTCTGAAGCAGGTGAAATGCAAATAGAGCAGAGATATGACAAGGAAAAGTATATTAATAAACTCCTTGATTATATCAAAGAGTATAGGGATTTCATTGAGTCACGTCTATGAAAGACACCTTCTTAGGCATTCCTTTCTATCGTTTCTATTATCCTGGTGATGTAGAAAAGGTTGCACATGACTTAGAGAATGAGCAGTGGAATCGTAATGATACTAACTGGATCTGGGCAGGTATTAATGCTCGTGGCACAGGACGTAACATACATGATGAGCCAAAGTTTGCTGATCTATTTGTATGGATAAATGAATGCCTTGAAGAAGTAAGAAAAGATATAGCACCCAACGCTACATCATTAAAGTTATGCTCATCGTGGGCAAACAAGAATGATCCTGGTGATCATTTCTTTGACCACACACATCCAAATTGTTTCCTGAGTAGTAATTATTATGCATCTGGACACAATAGGGATAAAACAGTTTGGCTTTTACCAAATCCATGGTATACTAATACTAACATCTCTCCCTTTGGAGATTATACTGATACTAAGTATCATATTATGCATGAAGAAGAGACTGAGCCAGGAAAATACATTTGTTTTCCTCCCAGTATCAGACACTATGCACAACCAAATACAACAGAAAGACCTCGCATGACAATCGCAGCAAATGCATTTCCCTCGGGACTCATTGAGTCTGGTGGAGTCTCTCGCTTAAGACTGGAGGTCTCATGAACGACATTGAAAAAGAATTTATGACGCAAGGAAAATTTACCTCTCTGGTAGAAAATCTTGTCAAAGAAAGTAAAGGTCTAACAAATTATATCGAAGCAGTAACAACTATCTGTGAAGAATACGGTATCGAGATAGAAGTTGTCAATAAATTAATCTCACGTCCTTTAAAGGATAAAATTAAGTGGGATGCTCAGCAACTAAATTATGTTAAACGCACAAGTAGAGGAGTCTTACCATTATGACCGAGAGTAATGAAGAATTTTTTCAGAGTGATGCAGTAAGAAATTCTCTTGATGATATTCAGTCTACATACACAGAGTTACTTAAGATGTCTGCAGGATTTGCAGAGTATGATATAAAGAAAAGAGTAGAGCACATTGACAAGACACTAGAGTTGATTGCTAAACAGAAAGTATTTTATGCACGACTAGCACTCGCAGCACAGGAAGATGATTCAGATGAAGCAGTAGAATTTATTAAAGATAGAGTAGACACACTGTCATTCAAAACCACAGGTGGTATGGATCTTATGTCTGTCTTACAAGTTATGGAGGACAAACTTATAGGATGGAAGAAGGAGATGAATAATGCCGAACAATGAGCAATTATGGGAAGACATGAAGCGTCTCAACGATGTCATGGAAGAGTTACTTTGGGATCCAGATGATGAGATTATATTCTCTCATAATGGTACGGATATCATCATAAAAAATAAAACACAGGGTCTTGACAAAACCTAAATAGTATGTCATCATATATCGGTGGCACAAATGCCAAATACAAACACGGAGAATACAAAGATGTCATTCGCATCACTCAAGAAAGCCTCAGGATCATCCTTTGCAAAACTTACAAAGGAGATTGAAAAACTACAGAAACCTGCAGGCAGTGCTCAAGTTGATGAGCGTCTATGGAAACCGTCTCTAGATAAGAGCGGTAATGGGTATGCTGTTATTAGATTCCTACCAGAACCAGAAGGTGAAGACCTTCCTTGGGCACAAGTATGGAGTCATGCCTTCCAAGGTCCTGGTGGATGGTACATTGAGAATAGTCTAACGACTTTAGGACAAAAGGATCCAGTGTCTGACCTCAACAGAGAGTTGTGGAATAGCGGACAGGATACTGACAAGGAAATTGCAAGGAAGCAGAAGAGAAAACTCTCTTACTACAGCAACATCTATGTTGTCAAGGATGAAATGAATCCAGAGAATGAAGGAAAAGTTTTCCTTTATAAGTATGGTAAGAAGATTCATGACAAGATTGTTGCTGCTGCACAACCTGAGTTTGAAGATGAGCAGGCAATCAATCCATTCGATCTATGGAATGGTGCAGACTTTAGACTAAAGATCTGTAAGGTTGCAGGTTTTTGGAATTATGATAAGAGTGGGTTTGCAAACCCTTCTACATTAGCAGGTAAAACTGACGCTGAGTTGGAAGCAACTTGGAAAGAATGTTATAGTCTTAAGGACTTTACTTCACAGTCACAGTTTAAAACCTATGAAGAGTTGGAAGCACGTCTTAATTCTGTCTTGAAGGTTACACCTAAGAGACCTGACCCAGAAACATTAGAAGAGGAGACCACTTCACAAAGTGTCCCTAATCTACGCACAGGGTTTGGAGATAAGGTAGAATCATTAAAGAGTGAAGAAGATGTAGATCTTTCTTACTTCGCAAAACTCGCTGAAGAAGACTAATGAAGTCAATCGTAACCGCAGTGGCACTGTTTGCTGCCACCCCTGCTTTCGCACACCACAATGGATACATCAATCCTACTACTGGTCAGCGTGAGTATACAGATGATCGCTATGAATATAGAGGATGGTCTGGTGGGTGGAGATCTTCTCGTAAATGTTATGAGAAGAAGTATAAAGAGGTCTACAGACCTGGCACAGCAGATAGTCCTGGTTACGTTGATGTTTATCGCACTACAGTTGAAGTGCCTTGTGGATGGAGCAGGTATTCTGCTCCTCCTACATATAGAGAAGACAATGCACCCGATGAGTGTAATGAAGATGGTGCTTTCCTAGGTGGTATCCTAGGTGGAGGAGTAGCAGCAGGAATATCCGATCCTGATGCAATGGCATGGTCAATACCACTTGGTATTGTTACTGGTGCAATTACAGGATGTCAAATTGATTGAGGTTATTATGTTTTCAGTATTAAATGTAGTAGAAGCATGGAATGAAATCTCATGGGAAGATGCTATCCCATTCACACTTGTTCTTATTGGACTCTATTGGGTCAAGGTAAAGATAGATACAAGAGCAGGTCTTGGTAAAAAGAAATCAAGAGAATTAAAAAAGATTATTGTTGATGCAATAGTCGAAGGTCATAGACAAGCACACAAAAAAAATTAATGGCATTATCAAAACAAGTAGAAGAGAGTCTGAAGGCAGCGGAAACTAATCTTCGTGAAGCACTTGCTTTTGCAGCAAGATCCGAGAGACCTTTCATTGTCAGAGAGTTGGGAGCATTGATCTCACATCTAGACACCGTGATGTCTACAGATACTATGTTTGATAAGTTGGACGCAGCAATTCAAATTAGGGAGGACGAAGAATAAATGTTAGCATTCTTATTTTCAATGGCAGGTTTACTAAACCTGTTGTTTTATGTCTTTGCTATTGGGTTTGTAATCTCATTAGTTTTAGAGCAAATCCTCAAGTTTAGACCAATAGAGGTTGACAAATCAATGAACGAGAGAAACATGTATATCGTACAGACCAACAGGAAATACTGTTGGAGACAGGCATGGATGGTAAACATCTATTGGTTTCTATGTAACGTAGGTCTCTATGTTATCTCACGGAATATGCAGACACCAACAGATACATTCTGGAATGGAATGTGATTATATTTTCTTTCATACTTTCATTGTTTGCTAATCACTTACCAGTGATGTATGTGCAAGTGCCACAGTGGGCAGATGATTGGGCAGTGTGTGCTGTAGATATACCTGACGCTAGATGTCATTGGTATGTCATGTCACCTGACAATACATTCGGTGAAGGTTTTGATTGGGAAGAAGCACCATGGTTTGATGCGAATGGATTGAATGACATTGCACCCATGGGTAAAGAAACAGTGGTAGAAAAACTACAGAAACAATGAGTGACATCCACTTTAATAAGCATCGTGTGTTTAGAGAGACAGATGATGTTATTTTTTATGACATAACAGTAGAAGCATCCAATGCTTCTGACCTTGTAGTCCATACTGGTGCTGCAATATCACCTCCACCCGATGTGGTTGGTGCTAAACAGTTTTATATACATCAATACCAAGATGATTATAATAGGGTGGTGCAAGGAGAGAGGACTTTTGAATTGGTCAATGAGACATGGAAGTATCCTTATCACATAGTGAATCTTAATCGTGCTAGTGGTGCTTTAGTTATACCTCGTGGCACATTTCATAGGTCACAATCAGGAGAGTCAGGTAGCATCGTAATCAACCAGTCACATAGGTATGAAGGGTTTGATGTAAGCACTGAGTTTATACCAGTGTCGTGTGCAGATGATGCCAGACTATATAATATATTGAAGACAGAAAAACCTGTCATACATACTTTAGGTGAATGAAAACTACTGAATCATATGAGCAACTCATCGCTCGTTTTACTAAGCGTACTATGCAACTGTCTGCTAGACAGGATGAATTAAAAGGTTGGTATGACGAGTATGTTAAGAATGAAACTGATCTCAAAAGACTAGAGGGATCAATGCAAGCAATTCAATACGTTGCGTATGGTAAGATGCCAGGCGACGGTAACCACGACAAATTCAAGGATCACAAACCTCATGGTAATTAAAGTAGACAAGAGTCAAGAGTTTGTAGATAGTGGACAGAAACTTATCTCAGAGTATCCACCACTAAAAGAAAAACCTGTCACCATCTATTCAGATAGTGGACAGGAATCTCATCGAGCATGTCAACTAGTGGCAGCACTCGGTGGTAGGTATGTAGAATATCTATTGGATAATGATTTTACTACGCAACAATTTCAAATGGAATTCGGTGGTGATGCATCCTATCCACAGCTAACACTTGATGGTGTGCACCTTGGATCATTAAAGCAAGCACTGCACTTTTTAAAAGAGAAAGGTTATCTAAACCAAAAATGACTTCCAGTTCCACGAGACCCCGAAAAAAAATTCGGGGTATTTTTTTGTCTGTAGGGTCGCGATAAGTAAAAATACCTAGTAACCCCCTCCATAACCCGATCCGCTACTTCCACTACTACTGCTGCTAGAGCTACTACTGCTGCTACTGCTAGATGAAGAAGAAGAGCTACTGCTGTCACTAGTGCTACTATCCGTGCTTGTGTCTGTGAAGGATCCACTTGAATCATAAGGTGATAAGGTTGCTGCAACGTTTGTGCCACTCTCTGTAGACCCAGTTGCAGGTGTATACACTCTTGAGGTAAGTTGCTGTTGTGCCAAGAATGTGAGAGATGGTGATTTTCCGATTTCGGTCGAATATTCCTTTTTGGTTGGTTTGAAGATTTCTTCGACTGTGCGATGAGTTATCTTTGTTGACTTTCCAACTGGATCTATCTCTAATTCGTCATTTGGTAGATATGAGACTAAACTGAAGAATTCCTCTACGAAGTCATCTAGGTATTCTTGACGTAAAATGTAAATAAGACGTTTTCGCTCATTTTCCTTTAATTCGTGTTGGTAGTAAGAAACAGGATTTACGAGATCTGCTCTAGGAATGACTACACCGTCTGGAAACGAATATTCAAAGTTTTCTGGCACTTCTAGGTCTGACGCTAAATGCACTCTACCGTCTCTTTTTACTTCTTGTGTTACCCAATGCCTAGTTTGACCAATATCACTAGGATTGCTAAAATTGTATTTTCTCATTATATATTGAGTCAATTCATGCTCATTCATTGGCCAATCGTTGTATATATTGGTTATTTCATTGCATACTAAAATAACCCAGTCATACTTAGTATCATTATAAAACTTCTTAGCGAGTTGATCTGGTCTTTCAGCATTCTGGATATAATACTTCTCAAAACCCAAAATGATGTCATTTAACTCATCACGAATTTTGACTCTTCTGAAGATATTCTTCGCATTAACATAAGGAGACGTGCTATCTTCACGATAACCAGTTTGCCTTACATTAATATTAGGTAGATATGAGAAATAATTAGACATTAGCTTGTTGTAGTTTCGCTTTCTTCACCATTCCAATCATCCCAATTCCATTCGCCATCTTCACTATACTGATATTCGGGATCGTAGAAGTTTTTAACCATAAGTGCTGTTTCACTGAAGGAAAGTGATAGTTGGTAACTTACAGGACCGTAATCATAGTCACTGTTACCACCTGATTTACCAAAGAATGATTTAAGGGAGGCATAGTTGCCATCAGGTGCATAATCGATATTCATGTCTGTTAAGACAAGTTTAGTTGGGAATCTATATAAATCTTGCAATACACCGCCTTCTTTGCCAGGTGCAGAAATCTTTTCAGTTGTGCCATCGTCACTATATCTAATTACACTGATTTTGAAGTAATCAGGTATAGTTAACCACATCTTTTTACTTGAGCCAGGTAACATAGAGACACGAAGTGTCTTAATGATAGTAGATATCATTTCTACGTCTTTTGCACTCTTAGGCACTAATTTGAAGTTAAAATTATGTTTCCTGTAATTCATACCCTCAAAAGTAGTCTCTTCGTAGGGGTTGAAGACTCTTTTTTGAGTTAGAGCAGAAAGACTATTAGCAGAAAGACTTGATTGTCCTCCTGTTGCACCAACCACTGCATTTATTGCTTGGGATCCCATTTTGAATCCTAATTGTGCTTTGGCACCTGTTGCAGCAGCTTTTACTTTATCTTTAAATCCATCACTCATACCGTCAGCAGCAATGCCTAATGCAGCATTACCTGTCTGACCCATTTTGTGATTTGTGTAGTTAGCACTAAATTGCTCAGATATTTTAGGTGGGAGGTATAAATAAATTGAGGATCCTACAGTTGCGGTTGAATCTCCTCCTATATTATTATAGGGGTTACCACTTTGACTATCGAATATATCTAATTTAAGGTAATCAACCACCTGAGTTGGATATGCGTCATTATGCGATACATCGCCCCTAGTCTCAGAGCGACTTGCACCGTATGGTTTTGATCTTGGAAATACTAGTAATCTATTATTTGACATGAGTTACTCGGGTAGGTACAGACCATCACATCCGAAAAAATATAAAGGAGATCCTACAAATATTATTTATAGGAGTTTGTGGGAAAGAAAGTTTATGGTCTGGTGCGATAAGAATGAAAATGTGCTCCAATGGGGTAGTGAAGAGATAGTTATACCCTATATCTCACCTGTTGATCGTCGTGTGCACCGATATTTTCCTGATTTTTATGTAAAAGCGAAGACTAGAGACGAGCGTATTAAGAAATATATCGTTGAAGTCAAACCAGAGAAACAATGTATGGTGCCTAAGAGACCTAAAAGACAAACAAAGAATTACATCACTGAAGTGAAAACTTTCGGTATCAATCAAGCAAAATGGAAAGCAGCAGTTGAATACTGTAAGGATAGAAATATGGAATTTATGATATTAACTGAAAAACACCTAAAAGTATGAGTTTCAAGGATATTAGAGATCTAGCAAGTGGGGCGAGCAAATCAAAGGATTGGTATCGCTCACAGGTTAGGTATGAACTAGAGCCTATAGGGCGTCCTTTACAAGCAGGTGATATCATATTCTATGACTATGTAGCACAGTCAGCTAATTTAGACTGGTATGACATGCATCCGCTAACCTATGTGAGAGAGATTGATAGTTTTCTACAGCAGTTTAACGGTGGTAATATCCATTATCTACGCCCATCTATACGACAAGCAGTAGGAAAATCGTTTGCATCGGGAGGTACGACATATCCCGCTAAGTGCCATCATAAATACTTTATGTCGGCAGCATCGAATATATACTTAGTGCCACCCGAATATTTTACAGATTATGTGCCACTACCTTTAGAGCAGTTTCTGTTTACAAGAGCAGGAGTGAAAGTGGAAGTCCCTAGTAGCTTTATCTGGAGCAAAGTATGAGTTATAGAGAACCCAACTCGTTTAATAGATTTAGAGATCAGATCAACTCAGGTAATAAGACACCTGCGAGATCCAATCTCTTTCAAATTGTAGTGAACCCTCCCCCAGTAATGTCTTCTATTGGTGGTCTATTCCACTCAAAGTCTTCAAGTGGTGTGCAATTCTTAGATGAAGCACTTGGATTAGTGGATAATCAAGCAGGATTAATGAATAGATATCGTGAGCACGCTGATATGATGAATTACTTTGCTGATACAGTGTCTATACCTGGTAGACGAATCACTGTTGGCACAGTAAGAGACGTAGGTGCAATGAGAAGATTTGCCACAGATACATCATTTAGTGAAATGCAAGTGTCATTCTTACTACCTAAAGACATGTATCATAGGGAATACTTTGAAAGATGGATGAATTTCACAGCATCTGACTCAGAGAATAGAGTTGGCATGTATGATCAATATACGACTACAATGCGGTTGATTAAGTGGGAATTGGCATCTAATTACATGGGAAAACAAGGAATATCAGAAGATAAAGAAGTTACAAGACGTTTTAATGGTGTATCATCATGTTGGACAATGTATGGGGCATTCCCATTTGACATGTCTGCAATCACCCTAAATAATGGACCTACTGATCTAATTAAGTTAGATGTTTCTTTCTATTACGAAAGATACCGTATGGATACCCCTAACAATGCTAAGATGTTTAAGGGGTCACTTAAAGATATCACTATCCCAATGGATAACAACGAAGTGCTATCTTCCCTTAGCATAGACTCCAGCCTCGAGAATTTTGTCGGGATTGGTCTCTAAATATAATTACAATTTGAGTATATTATGCCTTTACCCAAACTTGCGTTACCTGAGCATGACCTTACGATCCCTCTTACAGGTAAGAAATTATCTTACCGCCCATTCCTTGTTAAGGAAGAGAAACTCCTCTACCTCGCAATGGAATCGAAGAATGAGAAGGAGATGGTTAAAGCAGTCAAGACAATTATCAAAAACTGTACATCACTTTCAGAGAAGGACGTTGAAAAACTTGCGACTTTTGAAATTGAGTATGTTTTCCTCAAGATCCGCTCAAAGGCGGTCGGTGAGGTCAGTGAATTCAAGGTAACCTGCCCAGACGATGAAAAGACACAGGTAGATGTAAAAGTCCCACTTGATCAAGTCGAGCTTGAAGTACCTGAAGAGCATGATCCTAAGATTATGTTTACTGATGATGTAGGTGTCCTCATGAAGTATCCTTCACTTGACATCTTTGTTCAGCAAAACATGACTGAAGGAGATCAGACTATTGATGATGTTTTTCAATTAGCAGCGGGTTGTATTGCCCAAGCTTTTGATGGTGATGAAGTTTATGATAGTTTCACTAAGAAGGAAGCAGTTGATTTTCTCGAGAGTCTAAATTCAGACCAATTCGCTAAAATCCAGACATTCTTCGAGACTATTCCAAAACTCACATACACTATGACTGTGCGAAACCCTAAAACCAAAAAAGATAATGATATAACATTTGAGGGATTAGCAGCTTTTTTCGCATAGCCCTGTTGCACGATTCTCTAGAGAATCTTTATAAGACGAATTTTGCGTTAATGCAACATCATAAGTATTCTTTGACCGAGTTAGAGAATATGATCCCATGGGAAAGAGATGTTTACGTTAATTTGTTACTAGGTTATCTTCAAGAGGAAGAAAGACGACGTGCAGCAGAGAATAACAGAAATCGAGTAAATCTTTAATGAGTGCAATTAGGTCATTCGTAAAAGTTAAAGCGTTTAAGTCCACGACCGCTGTAGGTCGCAACATGAATGGGCTTAGGACGAGCGTGAACAGACTCGGACGGACGACTACTAGTATTGGTAAATCATTTGAGTCATCATTAACACTAATTGAGTTTCAAAAGAGTTTTATAATTGAAACGAAGGGAAGAGACAAAGCATACGAAGCAGCGAAAAATAAAGAAAAGAAGTTGCTTGCAGCTCGATTAATAGTGCAAGAAAAAAGAGCAAAGTTTAAACAGAAACGTGAGGACTCTGCAAAATTAGCAAAAAAACTTTCTAAGGAAAAGGAAGAGATACAAAAGAAAAGAGGTAAAGAAATACTATCACCTTTCAAGAAGATGCTTGCAAGGATCGGAGGTTTCTTTGGCACTTTATTTGGAGCATTTGCTATATTTGGCGGTCTTACATGGATGCAGGAGAATGGAGACGCAATCCAAACTGTATTCAAAATAATTGGATCACTGGTAAAGTTTACATATAAGATTGCTAGTTTTGGATTAGGTCAGGTCTTTAATGGCATGGTTAATATGTTTGGGACTGGCGTGCCTGGTGAAAATAAGATACAAAGGACATTCCGCTTCTTTACAGGTGGTATGCAGTTTTTATTGGGTCTTGCAGCTCTTAGGAGTGCACAATACATTCTTATGCCATGGAAGTTGTTTGGTGATGTAAATGGATTAACAAGTATTTTTCGAGATGCTAAGACAGCTGAAGAAGGTGCTAAACAAGCATCACAGAGAGTAAAAAGTGGATATTACGATAAGAAGACTGGTCGTTACTATACAAAGCAAGAGTATAATACGATGCGTAAGTCTGCTAGGAAACAACCTGGCGGTATAAAATCATTTGAGAATAGAGTTAGACCAACCACAAAGATTGGTGGTATGAGAATGGGTGCTACCAGACGTATGGGTAACGCATTCAAAGGAATTAAAGGAAGGATACCTGGCGGTGGTGCTACGATGTTAGCAGGTGCTACATCTGCAATAGGTGGAATATCAAGAGCATTAGCAGGAGATCAAGAAGGAGAAGCAGCAGGTACAGCAGTAGGAGCAGGTGTAGGAAAAGCAGTTGGTGGTATAGCAGGAGCAGCAGCAGGTGGAGCATTGTTACCATTTTTAGGTCCTTTCGGTCCTATGATAGGTGCTGCTATTGGTGATTTCTTAGGTGGATTCATTGGTAGTAAGATAGGACCTATTGTCCAACCTATCTTTGAGCCTATGGCACGAGCATTTGGCATGATGAAGGAGATATTCTTAGCACCACTTATGCCAGTGATTGAGCCAATGAAAGAGTTACTTGGCACATTCTTCAGTGCATTGGGTAATATTATTAGCACTGTCATGAAGGCAATTACTCCTATCATGAAGTTTGTGGGTCTCGTATTGGGCACAGGTATTAAATTAATATTTAAGACACTATCATTTACATTTAATTTAATTAAGAATATTGTTGCATTCACTATAAATCCTATAGGATTTGCATGGGATGTCATAAGACGTAGGGATCCTGGCGAAGACATAGATCTTGCTACGGTAGCAAATGCAAAAGGATCAGAGAAAAAACCAGATTTTGAGCAGTTTGGTAAGGGTGGAAAATATGTTGGAAAGTTTTTCAATGCTGAGGTTATTACAGGAAATGCAGATGAAAACTTAGTAGCACCTAAGATCGTAATACAGAAACCAAATGTAGCAAAACCAGAAGAATTTGCTGTAGGTGGAATATTTAGATTTGCTATTAGAAAGTCATTAGCTTTCTTTGCAACAGGTATGATAGCTGTCCTTAAAAAAGCAGTAGCAAAACTAGAATCAGGAGATAAACCAGAAGAGAAAGCTGAAGGTGGTGATGTAAAAGTCCCATATGACTTTGTAAAAGCAAAGTTAGGTATAGATCCAAGCGTATGGGATACCTATAGAAATACAATAGGTGCCATTGAGTCTGGTAATAATTACACTGTAAAAGGTGGCAGTAATGATCATTATGATGGTAGATATCAAATGGGTTCCATGGCAAAGTCTGATGGTGCAAGGTTGTTTGGTATTGAAGATCCTGGTCATAATCCTGCAATGAGAATGTTTTTCAGAAGGAATGCACAACTACAGGAGGATCTATTTGCAGGATATACTGCTGCGAATATGTCATACTTAACTCCTTATAAAGAGTTTATTAATCAACCTAAGTTAGATCAGATGGCAATCTTGGGTTACGCACACAACACAGGGTGGAGTGCTGCATTAAAATGGTTAGAGACAGGTAAGGTGTCTACAGATGGATTTGGCACAAAGAGCACTAAATTCTATGACGCATTGAAAAAAGCATTTGGAGATCCAAGTGGTTTCCAACCTACTATTATGCCAAAACCTATCGTTGAGCCTACAGTAAAACCGTCTAAAGAGGACTCAGATTCAGAGTTAGAAATAAAAGATTATACGCAACCGACAGCAGAAAAAGGAAATTTACTTGACAATCTAGAAAACTTACTTAGGAAAGTAGGCGAGGCATTTAAGGGTGTTACTATGCAAAGTACTCTTACACCTCCTACAACAGCAAGTAACGTCACAGATTATACTAATAAAATAAAAACAGGTGCACAACAACAAAAAGATTTAGAAAATGGTGCAATGATGTCAGGTAACATTGTCCCAGTCTCTGTCCCAGTGGCAATAAATAATAGTGCTACCCCCACTTCAAACCCTGTCCAAATCTTTACTCCCTTACATCCAGCTATTCATAAGTAATGGATAAACCTAAGACCACTATTAAAAAACCTACTCTTTATAAGATGGTATCTTTTAAGGGAGTGGATAATAGTGCGAGTAAAGAAACCAAGGATGTACAATCGGGTTTGAAGGCAAATATAAGTGCTGTCAATAGTCTTGGTGGCACACTAAACTCTCTTTCATTAGTTGCTAATAAGATGGCAGGCACTATGAAAGAGATCGTAGACTTTCAAATATCAGAGAGAGGTATACAGGAGAGATATAGGAAGAGACAAGATGAAGACGAGAAACGTGAAAGAAATAGAGAAACGATAAGGAAGAAGAAAGTAACTCAAAGAGAGAATAGAGACGAATCTGCAGAAGTAAAGAATACATCTAGTAAATTTGCTGAGAGACTTGGAGCAGTGACTAAGGCAATGTTTGGAGGTTTCTTTCAGACATTTGCTAACATTGCAGGTTGGTTATTCTCAGGTATAGTTAAGTTTGGAATATTTGATTTCTTAGCTAAGAATCCAGAAAAAGTTAAACGATTAGCAGAGGGTTTGTATCAGATAGGTAAGTGGGCATTTGGTGTGATCAGTTTCCTAGGGGGATCTGCAGCAAATGGTCTTATGAAGTTTCTAGAGAATCCATTAAGTTTGAAAGGATTCTTTGGGGTAATGCAGTTTGCGTTATCATTGGCACCCATATTTGCAGGGTTTGCTTTACTTTCCAACCCAATAGCAGCACTTAAAGGTATTAAGGCAGTAGTAGGCATGCTATTTGGCATGGTGAAAAACCTAATGAAGGCAGGTAAACTGGGAAGCAAACTTAAGAAATTTGGAGGAGCAGTTTTAGGTAGTCGTCTGGGTCGTGGTGTAGCATTTGGTGGTGCAGCATATGCAGCTGCACGCATGGGTGGCATGGATCAGGCAGAGGCAATAGGTACTGGTGTCGGAGCAGGTGCAGGATCACAGGTAGGTGGTGCTCTTGGAGCAGCGACTGGAATACCTGGCGGAGCAATGTTAGGTCAAGCAGCAGGTGCATTTGTTGGTGGAGCAGCAGGTAAAGGTATTGCTAAAGCAATGGAGCCTATTATTGCACCAATCAAAAGATTCTTTGGACAAGTTGCTGAAGTATTCTCAGCAGTCTTTACACCCATACAGGAGGCAGCAGGAGACTTCTTTAAGGCACTTGGTAATGCATTCACTCAGGTCTTAGATTTCATTGAGCCAGCAATGCCCACTATCAAGAAAGTTGCCACATTCTTTGGCTCAGCAGCATTTGCACCCTTGATTGGATTGATGAAAGCATTGACTTTTGTATTAGGTTTCTTTGCAGGTGGATCGGATAAAGAGAAGAAAGCTCCGAAAAAAGAGAAACCAAAAACAAAAACTACAAAGACTACCACTAAGAAAACTATATCGAGTCGATTTGATATGGATTCTGGTAAGGGATATATTAACGATAAAGAAGTTTCTACAGATGAATATGTTGCTTACTTCAACATGAGTCGAGCTGAAAAGCTTGCTAATTATGGTGTACCTGCGAAAGCAGAAGGTGGTGTTGTAGTTGTCCCAGAAATGGCAGAAGGTGGAGAAAGTGCAGATTTAGGATTATCATCTGAAGATAATGAAGTGAATGGTGCACTAGGTAATGTCTTAGGATATATGAAAAAGGTGGTCGGACTCCTAAAGGGAGGAAACGGCGAAGGTGGATGGATGAATCCTAGTAATTGGTTTGCAGGTGGTGGTAAATTAGGTGGATGGATCAATGGTCCTCAATCTGGTTATCCTGTAAGTTTAAATGGTGGTAAATCTACATCATTTATTGGTCACGGTTTGGAGTGGGTTGGTTATCCTAAGAAAGCAAGTGGTGGATCAGCATTTATCGTCCCATTCAATACACCTAAGACAAAATCAAATGCAGGTCTAACTGGTCAGAGAATGAAAGAAGCAAAGAGTAAAGGTTATGCTTTACCTTTCGCTGCAGGTGGTGAATATAATTCATATCAAGAGTTGATTGCAGCAGGTGGAAGTGTAGAGGATACTGCTGCGGGTGATTTTAGAGCTGTTGAAATTTATGGACCTTGGGAATACTATAGGACAGGTTTCTTAGGATTAAAGAAAGGAAAGAGGAGATCTAAAAATAAATTCATTGTAGATGGTGACTATAAGCAGGCACAAATGCCTATCGCTGATTATGTTAATATGAAGATGGGTTGGAATGAGACCAACGCAACAGCAACTTTAAAGTCAAAAGCTGAGATTGAAGAGAAGAATAAGAAAAGGAAAAATCTAAGAGGACAGGGTGCTAAAGATAGAGGTAGAGAGGGTGGTAACTTTAGTGGTGACCAACAGATGAATGAGAGAGGTGAATATGCATTTAAAAATAGAGAAAATGAGAAAAAGATATCACCTTATAAAAAGTCAGGTGATCTAGACAAACTAAAGATGTATCTTTCTGATGAGAAAGAAGTCAAGAAGTCTGGTGAAACAATAAATGAATTTAGAATACAAGAGAATGCTGAGTTACAAAAGATGGTAACTGAAAGTAACGA